GGCGACCATTTCCGACTTTGCCTCTGCCGCTCTGGCTGCGGTGACGTGGAACACCCTCACAGGTAAACCATCCACCTTCCCTCCCTCTTCACATACGCACCCCACCTCAGACCTAACACAATCCGGTGCCGCAACTGGAGACGTGCTGCAATGGAACGGCACGGCGTGGGTGCCCGCCGCGCCGTCATCTTCCAGCCTAGATTTTGTGGTGCTAAAAGACGTGAAAGCAACAGGCACCAACGGCCAAAGCATGACCGCGAACACCTGGAACACGCGCCACATTAACACGGAAGAGACCGACACTGGAAACATTTGCACACTGAACAACAACCAATTTACGTTGCCCGCCGGGACGTATCTCATTCAAGCCGCCCTTACAGCCGCTGTCTCAAACGCAGGCAAACAATCGCATTTTCGATTGCGGAACATCATAAACAACTCGAACGTCTTGTTTGGGCTCAACTACATTCAAGATTCCGTATATTCGATCCACGTGATGTCGTTTTTGTCCGGCGTTTTCACAGTAACCGCATCGACGACTTTTGAAATCCAAGAATACCCGAAAAACGGCGGCAACGTGGGCGGCGTGGCCGGACACGCCGTAAACGCGTCCGGCCTCTCTGAATGCTACCTAACAGCAGTGATTACCAAGGTCGCATAACTATGAAATACGCGCTAATCAAAGACGGAGCCGTGGCTCAAATTGAGGCGTCAATGCGGGAAGGTCTAGTCGAAGTGCCCGACCATGTGGTGCCCGGATTCATCTACAGCCAAGACGCATCTGGCAAGCCCGTGTTCACCGCGCCTGAGCCGCCGAAGCCTCAGCCGCCCACGCCCGAAGAGTGCAGGCGATTGGCCGAACTCTACGTGACCCGATATTTCAGCCCGCTCGAATTGCTCGACCTTTCCGTGGCCTTACTGTCAGGCAACCCCAAAGCGAAGAAACTCTACAATGATTGGATCGTGCCGATCAAAGCCGCCGCTTTGTGGGGCCAGTCAGATTTCGAGGGCTTCGGTCCGCCGCCGCTGAGCTACGCGCAAGTTTTTGATGCGCCAACTAACAAGCAAACATGAATGAATCCGTGTGCCCACAGCCCCGAAACCTAGAAGAAACCAACTTCAAAATTCGTGAGTTGGAAATCCGGCTCATTGGGGTGGACGGCAACAACGGCCTCAACAAACGGGTGCAAGATTTGGAGAAAGAAATGAGTGAAGGATACAACAGACTCATGACCCGACTCAACGCTTTAGCAGACGCAAGGGACAAGAGACTCCGCGATCTGGAGCTTCGGGTTTATCTCATCTGTGGCGTCCCGGCGATTGTTGCGGCAACTGTAGCGGCCCTCAAATTTTTGAACTTAACACAGTAACCCATCAAAAAAAAGGAACCATGAATCTCATCATCCAACGCATTATCCGCCAAGGTTTGACCGCCGCCGCTGGCTACCTCGTCGCTAAGGGCGTCATCGCTTCAGAAGCCGCCGGATCGTGGACCAGCGCGGGCACCGAATTCCTTTCGGCCTTCGTGCTGTTTGGCGTCGGCTGGGTCTGGTCAACCGTCAACGCGTATCTGATCAAGAAGCGCGGTTGAGCAATGGAGCCACTGGCCTCATGGTTAGGCACCCTATTGGGGGCGGCTCTTAAAGAGTGTGCTCCCACATTGCGCGACATCCTGCGGGACGCCATCCGCGAGGCCATAACGCCGACGGTCGAGGACGGCAAGCGCGATCCCGACTTGCGCCAGCGGCTAGTTAAGAAGATCAGGGAGAGCCAATGACCATTGCGCAACTTTTTAGGGTTTGGTTGGTGCTAGCTTTGAGTGCCATTGCGGCGGGCATGCTGTTCCTCGGCTGTGCCCCTAGGACGATCTATGTGCCGTCCGGAGAGCCAGTCCGCTTGGCCGCTCCCATCAAGTCCGCGCCTGTGTGGGTGCGGGATTCATCCGGCACTTGGGTGCGCGGTCGGGTCAACCTGGAGGAGGGTTGGTATGTCCTTGCGGACCCCGGCCCCAACGAAAAATGAAGCCGACTCCTCGTGGGCTTGTCCGAAAAATTAGGGAGATTATTGCGGGCACTCGACCCGTCCCGCAACTCAACCCCGCCCCACCCCGTCCTACTCACCCCTCGCCCATCCCGCCGCGTGCGCCGGATCATGGAGGCTTGGCATTTGATGCGCGAAGCGAGCGCAACCTGCGCAGCCTCACTCCAGAGGCCGAGCGACAATTCCGCATCTGGCTCCGCCGATGCCGGGAAGCAAATATCCCCGCCGTCATCATCTGCGGCACTCGAACTTTCGCGGAACAGGCGGAACTCTACGCACGCGGGCGCACAAAGCCAGGGATCATAGTCACCCGGGCAAGGCCCGGTGAATCGGCCCACAATTTCGGCATGGCCATCGACTTCGTGGTGTTCGAAGGGGTCTCGGCGTCCGGTGGCGTTGGCGAGCCACAGTGGGGATCGCCACTCATGACGCAGGCGGGGCGCATCGCTCTGAGTCTTGGCCTGGATTGGGGTGGAGTGTGGCCTAGCTTCAAGGACACACCACACATCCAACTACCTCGCCTCAATCTCGCCGATCTCCGCAAGCAGATGCCGAACGGATGGATTCCGGCCTGATTGCCCAAAAGGTTGCGGCTTCTTCCGCCGACACCGCAGCATCGTAGTGCCTCCGCAACACCGCCTCCGCATGCCCCATGGCCCACGCGGTCCGGGCCGCGTCCTGAGGGCGGACTAAGTCAGAGCAATTATTTTCGGAATTATTCTGAACTTTTTGTTGACGGCGGAGGCTCGTTTCGTAAAAGTATGCGCCATGAACTTTATATCTTTGTTATCGGGCTGGGTGGATGTGGTATTGTTGGCGGCGGGGATCGGCCTGACGGCGGGGGGCATAATTGGATTGGTCGGCGCTCTTTGGGCGCTGGCAGAACACTGGTGGAGGGAGAGCCATGAGTGAGCACGATCACGTTTGGGTGGATCGGGACCTGCTTTGGGAATGGCACGACAAAGCCGAGTGGCTGCGACACGTGGCGCAGCAGCAGGACAACGAGGAACTTGCCGAGCTTGCAGAAGAGATGCGCCAAAGCATTGATGAGGTGCTTTTGCGTGGCACGGGCAAGCGGCAACCGAGGGCAAAGTCATGACGCTGTTTGAGTATGCCGAGAAAAGAGCCGAGGCTGAGCGGGCGGCGCAGGAGGGGATCGACCGGGTGGAAGCGACGAATGCTGTGTGGGTGGAGTCCACGGCGCGACTGATTGCGGACCTGGCGTCTCAAGGGGGAGAGTTTACGGCCGATGAGGTGTGGCCGCTGGTGCCGACGCCGCCGACGAATCCGAGCGCAATGGGTGCGGCCTTTCGGCTGGCAGCAGCGAGGGGCTGGATTAAGCGGGCCCCTGGGTTTCGGACTTCGCTTCGCCCGCAGACGCATTTGCGGCCGTTGCGGTTGTGGGTAAGAGGCTGCGCGAACGTCCGTGATGACCGACAGCTACCCGCTGCATCACGGCCTAAAAACAAAGCCGACGAGAACAGCGGGTAGCTGTTCGGTGGATCGCATTGTTCGCAATTTTTAACTCAACCAATTTTATGAAAGACAAACACGGGATCGAACTAAAAGTCGGGGACATCCTCCGATACCAAGAGACTGCCAACGACGCAGAGGACTACGGCAAGTCCATTGACGAAGTGGTAATGCACGGCGCGGAACTGTGCGGCATCCAGCGCGTCGGACTGCCGAGATGGACATTACTCGAAAATATGGAACCCATCCCGCTGCGGCACTACGCCTCCTTTCTGAGCGACGAAGTTAAATGCGCTGAAATCATCGGAAACGTGACAGATACGCCGGATTTAATAACAATCAACTACGCGCATGAGATATTTATTGCGAACGCCAAAGCTGACCTATGACCACCGCTCCAACAGACTCCGCAACCACTAAAACCGCCAACGCGGTAGGCATTAGGTCCAGCGCCTCGGGCTCGATGGAGCCTTGCCCCCCCACCATCTCCGCCATGGCTACGCCACGCACCTCCTGGAGCGCTGTGCTAACGTCCGCGCCGTCCAAGCTGCGCATGGCCATCAAAACCTAGAGACCACCATGGGCTATATCCACCCTGACGCCCTCAGCGTCGGCAGCCCCTTGGAGTCCACTTGAAAAACCTTATCTCTTTACCATAGGCCTATAACGTAAACTAATAACAAAGGAGAAGAAATGAAAAGAAGTGCAGAGATGAGACTACAGGAGGCCCACCTATGAGCCTGCTGCAAACAGTCCGCCGGGGGACGGTGCCTCGGGCGCAACGAGTGGTGCTGTATGGGGTGGAGAGCGTCGGCAAGACGACGCTGGCGGCGCAGGCTCCGACGCCGTTATTCTTGGACGTTGAAGATGGGACCGCCCACTTGGATGTGCCGCGGCTCTCGGTCAATACGTGGTCCGCATTGGAGCAGGCGGTGAAGGAGGTGGCCGCTGGGGGCCATGACTACCGGACGTTGGTGGTGGACTCGGCCGACTGGGCAGAGAAGTTGGCCGTTGAGCACATGCTGGAGAAGGACAAGAAGTCTTCGATTGAGGACTACGGGTATGGA